CTAAATAAACGTTCAATCAGACGTGTGGCAACTTCTTTAGATACAAAGGTGCTGGACCAAGCTGAATTAAAGGCTTCTTCCGCACAATCTACTGATTTAACATTATTAGAATTTCTCTCTTTTATTATGTCTAATAAGGCATGATAAAGCGAGTGATCTCGATGAGCTTGATTAATCCCTCTTTCAAAAGCGTACCAGTACGACGCAGATTTCTGCGCCCCACTGGCGAAAAGATGAGGTTGATCAGGAATTCCTAATACTGCCCAAAGTGCAACAGATAACTCTTTCCCGAACAGACGTTCAGGAAGACTATCTATCACAGATTTAAGTGTAGAAGAATCCGCGAAGAAACCTTTTCTTTGTGCTTCTGTAATTAAGGTTCCAAGGAAGAATGGCTCTCTCGCTGTTACCAGGATGTTTCCTGGACCCAGTGGAGAGAGATCATACTCTGAAGTCCGCCATCGTTTAGCAAATTCGACCATCTCTGATGAAATGATAGATTTACTAAGGTTGATTTCGACTCCAAGTGTCTTCATAATATGAAGATACTCCGTAGCGACAGCGTCGTGATTAATCACAACGTCATCACCTAGAACTACATAATTAGGGATCGAACTAATGTTCGCTCGTAGAGCGGCTAGTCTTACGATAACATGATGTGTTAATGCCAACATCGCCCAAGATGAGTAAGCACCCATTGGTTGCCCAACAGAATACTTAATCTGTTCGTCTTTCCAAGACCAACTAAAGTCTAGAAGACGTCTCCAATTCTCAGAGTCATAACCTAAAAGGTCAAGAATCTGGACTTGCAAGTCAATAGGTAAACGATCAGTTGCCGCCGACAAATCAAAGCTATAAAATTTATGTTCTGTAGCTCGATTCGCCATTAAACGATCTAACGCTCCATCTTGATCAAAGGTACCATCTTGTGGTATTTTTGATAAGTTATGGAAAATTGAATCGTGAAGAGGCCGAAGAGCAAGTTGAATCCACCAGTTTGTTATTGCAACAATTCTGGCTTTTCCGGCTTGGTCATAGACCACTGATAACTTCCCTAATTTCATTGGTGACATCACTTTACATAGTAACAAAATACCATATAAAGGTCCCATAAGAACAAGGAGGATATTAAGCCACACCATATAGCCATAAGATTTCGAT